TATCAAGAGTTACGCTCATAAAATGTTATTTTCTAAATCAGTTAGGTTGTATATAGTATACTTGAAAGATACGTCTGCTGTAAAGTACTCTATATCCGTATCGGTTGCATCGAATGTTACAGTAGAAAGACTATAAGGAAATAAATCCTCAAAGACTACTTGAAATTTTGGTACAAGATTGCTACTTAGAATCTGAAGAGTTCCATCTGATGTAACATCATCAGTTGCTTTACCCATTGGACCTAGAATATTTTGCTCTTTTAACTCCTTATATTGGGTTAATTCTTCTGGGAATCCTAATCCTCTCATCCAGTTTTGAATCTCCATATAATTAACAAGATCCTCATCTACAAGGAATCTTAATTGAAGGTCACCAAATTCTAATTTATCACCAGGTAAAGGTATATTCTTGAAGTAACTTGGTTGTTCTGCTACTCCCAAATCAATTGCTGGAATGTTTGCTTGATTGCAGAAAAAAGCAGCAGCAGGACTCCTTTTCAATGCAAATTTAAACCCAACTGGTGAGAGAAAATTTCTATTTTCTATTGGAGTACCTGGTCTTTCAGCAGGTGGTTTTCTTTTCGCCATTATAAGATACTTTTTAACTATTTATCATCATAGATGAAAAGATTAAATGCTATACTAATTCTAGATTCATCACATTCACTCGGTGTAACCATATGTTCTAAGTAACCAGGAAATAAAAATAACAACCCTGTTTCTGGTATAATAGTATTATATCTATCTGCTTCGGCACTTTGCTCATCTTTAACTATTGCTCTAGGATCTCTCAATACTAAATATCCACTATCTTTTGGATATTTTACATAATACACTCCTGATATAAATGCACCAGTATGTTCATGAAAATTATTCCAATTACCTCTATAGTTAATATTACCCCACATCTGAAAATTAACTTCTTTTGGTCCAGGTTTTGCTTTAAAACTAGTACGAGCAATATAGTGTATTGAATTTATTAAGTCTTTAAAAATAGGATCGTTGTCAAGAGCATCTTGCCATCCCCCTTGATTTGATATCTGTCTTCCTTTTTTATTCTTTTTAGTATCTAATATATATTTTTCTATTGATTTATTATCAATATAATCCAACTTTGCCCCAACAAATGGAGTAGGCCATAATTCTTGTTTTACTATATCCTTTTCACTTATCATTTTTGTTTTCATTATAGCATAAAAAAAGACCCCCTGCAAGCAGGAGGTCTCTTGAAAATATAAGCATCTCGCTTACATGAGGTTCTTAACAGAAACACGTCTGTAGTAACGGTTAGCGTTAACGGTGAGAGCACCATTACCTTCAGTAAGACCTTGAGCAAATGGGTTTGCGACCATTCCGTAACGAGTCTTAAATCCGATACGTGGTTGGAAGGAGTCCTGACCAACACTACGAACCATCTGTAGAGGAACGTATGGGCAATAGAACAATCCAGCGTCATAAGGAGATGTTCCCTTATAACCAACAACGTAGTACTGGTTACCACCTTGAGGACCACCAGAGCCAACTAGGTTAGCTGCATATGGGTCAATGTAGACTTTGTACTTACCTTGTAATGTACCAGCGAATGTATTGCCAGCATCATCAACATTAAGGTTAGCATTAAGAGCAGGTGTGTAGTCAAGTACACCAGCCATTGTTAGAGCAGAAGCAACGTCTGCAGAGCAGAGGATTACGTTACCCTTTCCACGACGAGTTCTTTGTGCAATAGCGTTTGCATCTCTCTCGATCTGGAATAGTAGACCTTTGAACTTCTCAACTGACCATCTACCGTTTGAGTCAATGTCTAAGTCGAATTGACCTGCGGTTGCGACGTTCTGAACAGCACCCTGTTCTGCAGTCTTGTAGATAGTACGAATAACTTCTCTATTGATTTCAGCAAGGATTTCAGTAGAAAGAATGTTGGCAAGTTCTGCCTCTGCATTCAATCCATGAATTGCTTTCAAGTCTTGAGCAAGTTCTAGTGAGTACTCAGCTTTCAACGCACGAGATTTCGCAGTAACTGTTACTTTCTCGATGGAGAATGCCATCTGGTTGAAGGCAAAATCGCCTTGACCATCTAGACCTTCTGCCTCGTTGGTTGTCATACCTTGACCAACGTTGTAGTCTAGGTTAGAACCACCAGCACCAACTGGGTTAAGAACAGCAGGGTTAGTACCTGACTGTGCAGTTGTACCCATACCAGCTGAGATATCAGTGTATCCAGCAGTATTGTCAAATGCTGCATCCTGTCCAGAGAATGCTGAATCTGCTTCGTCGTAGAATGCTTCGTTGCCAGTCTGAGTAGAGTAGCGTGAACGCATTGCGAAGATAAGTCCAGTAGGACCACTCATTGGTTGAACACCAGCAAGGTCATATGCGACCAAGTTTGGCATTGCACGTCTAATTAGAGAAATTAGAACGGGATCGAAGTTAGCAACTGCAGCACCTGTGCTGTTAGTTGGAGTTTCTTCTGTTAGGAAAGAACCAGACTCGCTAAATGCGTTTGATTCTTGTTGAAATTTTTCTTGGTTTTCGAGCAGGACTGCAGTGACGGCCTTACGATGGTTATCTTTGATAGCATCGGCTCCTTCTGCATTTAGAAGGGGAGCCCACTTTTCCTGCAACTGTTCTGAATTGAACATTGCTTAAAAAATAGTGTTTACGTTTGATTTAATTTTAAAATCAGTTACTTGTTAAATTGACTGAGGGTTTTTAGATATTTTGCCATTGTTCCTGAAGCAACTTCAGGAGAACTATCGACACCTTCTGATAAACTCTCTGATTTAACTGCTGGATTTGCTTTTGTAGGGAAATAAGATTCCTTTAAAGTCTCCAACTTTTCACGATAAGTTTCTTCACTTACAAACTCTACACTTTCGGAAAGTGAGGCAAGCTTTTCTCTCTGAGTGTCAGCAAGACCTTCAGAAACATCGGCAAGAATTACATCTGAAGCAGACTCAGAAAGTCTTTGATTCAAACTTACATTCTTCTCGATTTGCTCATTGAGTTTGGACTCCATATCATCTAGTTTTTCTACCATGCTCTGTAGCACATCATATTTTTCTTCAGGGATAGTTACATAATGTTCTTCAAAAAGACTCTTAAGACCAGTCATAAAGGACTCAGTAAGTTCTTCCTTAAGACCGCCTTGTACTGCAAGTTGGTTCTCAGTGAACCACTCGTCAGAAACATATTCAAGGTAGGAATCAACACGCTCATTAAGAGCACCTTTGATTTCCTCAACTTCTTCGAGAAGTTTTGCTTCGTATTCAGCATCAAGTACTTCTTTGATTTGTACTACTTTGCCTTTTACTGCAGCTTCAAGGATTGTTTTTGCTTTTTCCTTGAACTCCTCAGAAAGCTCTTCACCTTCTACAAGAGCTTTAACATCTTCTTCGATGCTGATCTCTGTATAGTCAGGTGCTTCTGCAACAACTTCGTCTTCAGTAGTTTCTTCAACTACTTCTTCAGTTGTTGACTCTTCTTCTGCCACGACTTCGTTAGTCACTTCTTCTTCCTCAGAAACTACTTCGTCGCTGACTTCAACTTCTTCCATTTTAACAGGAGTAGCACTTGTTCCAGCCTCACTGTCACCAGCAGTGGCGTTTTTGTTAACTACGTCACGAACTTGCTTTAAAGTTCCACCAGCAGGTTTCAGCTTTGCTGAATCGTTGGTTGGACTATAGTTGTCTGGAGTAGGTCCGCCTAGATCTTCTACCTGTGCAGAATTGCCTGGTGTAGTTACCCCAGAAGCATTACTTCCTGCTTTAGGTAGTGGATTTCCTGGAGCCGCATTTGCGTTGGCAGCAGTTTTAGAGGGAGTTGTGCCTACTTCCATTTCTTGTAAATTTTTGCCACTAGACATTTGTGTTTCTCTCCGATTTCCTGTATAAAAGTTAAAATCTATATTTATTTATAAAGATAATGTTTACAATGAGCGAATAAACTCATTGAAAAGATTAAGTTTATGTTCTTCGAGTGCTTTCTGGGTAACAAGAGACTCGATCTTGTTTTTTGTATCGTTAGCGAGTTGTTCTCGAAGGGTTGTTCCCTCCCAAATCCACTCTTTTCCTTCCATAATTCCCTCAACAAATGCATCGGGTGCAGAAGGGTCGGATACGATATCTGCTGCTGTTGCTAACATAAAGTCATCACCAACAACATTAAATCCTTCCTTAGTTGGTTTCAATGAACCAATACCTCTTGAAGATACACCAAGTTTTACACCTTCTCCTATAAGAGACTTTGCAATTTGACCCATTGGTGTGTCAAGGATTTTTGCTCTACCTATAAAGTTAGAACCAGATTCTCTCAAAGAAGTTATCTTATGAGAAACTCTGTCAAGGTTAACAGTTGGACCATCAGGATGACCTAATTCTCCAAGTGCTCTGCCACTTTGAACGTGTGCTTCATTATAACGATTCACTTCTTTTTGAAGTGTTTCCATTGGATACATCCGACCATTTCTGTTCTTGATGTTTCCTTGTAGAAAAATTCCCTCAATATAGAGAGACTTCTTACCATTTTTTTCCTCTGTAATAAATTCTACAGATTCAATTTCTTCTCTAATCAGTTTCATTAGGAATCTCCTACTACTTGAACTTGTTGAATTTTCACAGTACCTGCACCACCTGCTTGTAGTACAGCAACTTTAAATGATTCTCTTAAATCTGAACCCAATTTTGATTCATCCCATGTACCACTAGCTCCAGATGAATTATAATCAACTGTAATTCGTGTTCCAAAGAATCCGTCAAAATTTGCAGTGTCATTAACCGCAGTTACTTCTTGATGAGAAAACTCAAAACTTGTTTGTCCTGGTGCAGTCAATGAAACATAATCACCTACCACAAACTGAGAACCAGTTCCTGATTGGAAATCTATTATGGTAGTAGCACCTTTAGTAACTTTTTGAACAGGTTGAGATCTAACTTGACCTGTGCTTATTACTTCAGGAACATTTGCCACCAAATAAAAACTACCAGTAGTTGCAGTTGGTTCGCCACCTATTTCAAGATATGCGTCATTAGATTTAGCGACAACACGTAAATATTTTGTCTTATGTGCTTGTGCTGCTGATTTTGCAGAAGAACCACTAGTCGTTATACTTACTTGAGCACCAATTGGATTAAGAGCCATTATCCTTAAAGTTCCATGTAATAGTTATTTATAATTACTCTTCACCTGTTGATACTTCATCAGTATCAATAGTTTCATCGTCACCAAAAGTATGATTGGCAACTTCAGGTTTAAAAGAATCTATTTTTTCTGCAGACTTTGCAAAAAGCATATCTTTTATTCTGTCACTAATAGTGGATGGAGACTCATCAGCGATGATCATATCCATCAATTCACTTTGTACGTTATTCATATCAGGGGATTCAGCCATGTTAAAATGTCAAATATGTGAGTAATCTTTTAATATTTATATCTCTCCACCTTTGGGTTTTGTGATACTTGCATCCATTGCAGCAGTATCTGCAGTGGCAGCTTGAGATGCCGCCTCTAAATCTGGTTCCATTATAGGTGCTCCAAGGTCTGCCATAGGTGCTCCAGTTTCAGGATCCACTGGTGTCATTGGGTCAACAATTATACCATCGGCAATTTCTTTCTTCATAATCTTATCTTGCTCAAGAATCTCCATATCAGTTTGACGTAAAAGATGTCTTCTTACATAATCTTGTGAGAAATACTTACCAATATAAGGTTCTGCAGTTGTTGCTGCTGCTAATCTTTCATTAAATAACTCAGTTTCTTTGAGTTCTGTGAAATGATTATCATATAAGAAGTCATATTGTATGTGCTCACTCATTACCTCCCAGTCTTCTGGAGTGATAACATTCTTAAGAAGTAACTGAGTTTTAAGCATATCATTGAACATTCTTGAGAATCTCTTTCTCAAACGTCCAACAAACTTACTGAATTTTACTTCATCACGAAGTATCTCAGAAGATCTTCCAAGGTTAAATCCACCATCTCCTTCTATTCTAGAGATAGGAACATTCAGTGATTTGTATAATTTCTTTTTGAAGTACTCGATGTCCGTGATCTCACCCAGGTTTTGACCTCCAGGAAGAGTAGAAATCTCAGTACCACGTCCTCCTTCTCGTCTAGGTAGCCAGAAATCTTCCAGCATCGCCATGTACTTTTTGTCATCACGGACTTCTCCTGTGTTAGCATCGTAGACTAGTTTGTTACGATATCTCATCATCACATCTCGGAGATATTGCTCTGCCTTTACTTTAGGTAGATTTCCAACATCAATATAGAAAATTCTTCTTTCTGGTGCTCTGGATAGTCTGTATATTACTAAAGAATCCTCAATCATACGTAATTGATTGAGTGATTTGATTGCTTTGTGCAAATAAGATAGGGTATTTCCTTTATTTCTATCTACCAAACCTGATGTACAGTATGTTATTGCATCCTTTGCTATCTTAATTCCAGCACTTGCACCTGTTGCATTTATGTTTCCTGTTGGGTATTGTGACTTTGGATTGTATATAAAGTACTCTTCTAACTCTGGCCACGCATAATCCATTGGATTAGCATTAGCCTGTACAACTGGACTTGTAGGATTTCTATTAGGATCTTGCTTCTTTTCTTGTCTAATATAACGCATTTTCATTGCGTCAATATAACGTAATTCCTTTATTCCTTCATGTGGATTCTTTAAATCAATTATTTTATGGTAGTAGATTCTTCCGTCTACGTACCAGTTTCTATAAATTTCGTGTGCTTTCTTATCAAAATCTAATAAATCAAGGATAAACTTAAACTCATCTCTAATCTTTTTCTTAATTCCATCACTTGCATTAAGATTCGACAATTCAACTTGAACAGGTTGGTCATTTGTATCTGATACAATTGCCTCATGAATAATGTCTTCAATAGCACTATCGCATTCTGGCTGAAGTGCCATTTCACGATAACGCTTAATTAATTCAAACTCTGTTCTATATACTCCTTCTAAGTCAACATATGATCCAAAAAAACCACTACTCGCATAATGGTCAACCCCGTCCTCGTCATTTTGAGGAACGGGGGATACCGCCGTAGGAGATAGTGGTTCAGTGTCCTCAATAGAGAACCCAAATAACTTCGACATGATTTATTGAATCTTTACTCTTATATTTATATTAGTTTGGCTGACCTGATCCTGTGACGCTGATTGATTGAACTTGGAATTCAACAGTGAATTCTTCGATTGTATCACCAGTATCATAAGAAAGATCAATAGCAGAAACGTTAGTTGGGAAAATATCAATGAATTCGTACTCTTTTAATACGACATTCTCTGTTCCTTCACTAGTTGAACTTGACTTTGTTGCACCTCTACCAAGTTGGAAAACTTTAGCGTTAACCATATACTCAGCTGGGTCAGTTGCACCAAGGTTGGTGTCAAGTTTTGCTATTTGCTCTGTCCACTCTTCAAATGCATTCCTTAATGTAAATCCTTCATCGTTGATGACGGTTACAGTCCAAGTGTCGATAGTTCTGTCTCCAGCAACTTTAAAAATACGACCTCTGAATGGAATGTCAATTGCTGCAATGTTTTGAGCAGGTAATGCTGCTGCTTTACACATATACCTGAAGTTATCTGCACTCCAAGTAATTCCTGCTGGTAGTGTGGTCAGTTCCACCTCAAAGAGATTAGGTCTTGCACCGCCACCGACGAGTGCAGACTTAAACATTGAGATGGTTTTATTTTCTCTACTTGTTGCCATGATTGGGGTTCCTCCTGTTTGTTATTTAGATTATAAAGTTACGCTCTACCGACCACTTCCTCGAACGAGACACCAGTTCTCGTTGCAACGAAGGTTAGAGTTACGTAGTTGATTGACTTCGATGGCTTCAGGAAGATATCTGCCCTGAATTCATTATTATCGATAACATCAGGAGTGTTGTTTGTTGTGTCGCAAACAACTAGGAATCCGTAGAGTCCTCTCTTCGCCTGAACATCACGTAGATATGGTTCAACGATATTACGGAAGTTTGCCCGTGTTAACTCATCGTTGAGTTCAAAGAGTTGTGCTTCTGCTGCTTTAGATAATGCTTGCTCGATTGTTAAGAACAATCTTCTAACATTGATTCTATCAAATGCAGATGCAAATCCAAGACCTGTCTTGTCTCCGAATAACAGAGTACCAATTCCAGGTTGAGTTATGATTGAGTTAACTCTTGCAGGATAAAGTTTGTCTCTTTGTGCCTTTGTTGGGTTGTATGCTAGTTTAATTGCATTATTCAAGATACCACGTTGCTGTCCAGCAGGTGAGAACCAAGGATAAGAATTAACTGATGTGCGAGCCATTAGACCAGCAACATCTCCGTTTGTTGGAACCCAACGGAATTTATTATTGAATCTATCGTATGTGTACTTATATCCACTATCAAATACTGCATAAGAAGAAGATGATAATGTACTAAAGTAACTAATCAAGTTATTAGTTTGAGTATCACTGTTAGTAACACCTACAACATTTGATCTGTGAGGACCAACTGTTGACATACAATCCTTTCTTGCATTGGAAAGAGAGATTACATAATTTGCTTTTGCTTGTGAATCATATTCTTCATCACATCCTGGACCCATTATGATGTAATCTACTTCTATCTCATCTTCATTAGCGAACTTACCGTATCCAGTAATTAAGTCTGCTAGTGATGCCTTCATTCCAGTACCACTACCAGTATCTCCTGAATAATCAGTTCCGTTAACCAGTATGTAAGTTGTAGCACCCGTAGCACTAAAGGTAATTCCTTGAGCATCCTGTCCCCAAAGACCATCTGCAGTAGAAATTGGTGAGTATGAAGCAGCAGTACCATTAGATAATGTAAATCCAGTAGCAGCAGGAGTTGTACCCCAGTAACTATCAGCAGCACTTGATGGGTTACCACCAGCGTAAACATATTCTGAATAATCTGCAATAAACTGTTCGTACCAGATCTTCTGAGGAGAATTGACTGCAGAAACTGCGTCAAGTGCCTTAGAAAGATTTAGATGCTTCTCAAGAATATTACCTTGTATACCTGTTATAGTTCCGTCATCATCAACGACAACAACGTGGATACCATCTCCTTTACCTTGTCTATCAAGAGCGTACTTGTTAGTAACTGGTCTTGGAGCAATTGACTTCCAGAAAGTTGTTGCGTTAGTTAAACCAAGTGTTTGCTGGTCATACCAGTCAACAGCAGTACTAACTGTATGAGATGCACCAACTTTTGCACCACTACCATTCAAGAATGTAACTGAATCAGCAGCACTGAAAGATGCATATCCTGCACCCTCTTCATAATCAATCTTTGTTTCTACCCCTGCAGTTGTTACTCTTGATACAACTTTAACGTCTGCTACGTTAGTTGCTGTATTGATACCAGTAACAATACCTTTAATATATCCAGAGAATAGTGATGTTGAACCTGCACCAGGAACAACTAAATCTGTCTTAGAAACTGAAACGCCTTGTCCAACTACTGCAGCATCAGGAACTTCTGTAAAAGAAAGTGTTTGATCTGCAAAGTCGTCAATAACACAAACTTTTAATCCATTTGCCCAAGTACCTGGGTTCTTAGAAGCGTAGTTAAAGTTTGATGCTTCACTATGGTTAGCAATATAGTCGTCGTAGTTATCAATTCTACCTGCACCAGTCATTGCAACTGATGAAACACCAACAGCAGCGTTAGCATTACTTAAAGTTGTTCCTGCTGCTCTTACTACTTTAAGTACTCCACCATACGAAAGGTATGATGATGCACTCATCCAATAGGAATATTGATTATCGGTAGACTTTGGTTTACCGAATACGTTTATAAGATCTTGCTCAGTAGCAATATCTGTTGCCTCGTTAACAGGTCCAATTGGAAACGGTCCTGCAATAGCACCAATGTTATCCAATACATTATCAGCTCTTCCTACTGTTAAGTCAACCTCCCTTACCAGTACCCCAGGAGATAATTGAGGAGTCGCCATGTTTTCTTTCTCCGAATCTCAGAATTAATCTGAAATTATTTATTAAAAGGTAACTTTACGAGAGCAAAAAATGCTATGAACAGTGCGTGAACATTATGAAAGATAGTCCCACATATATGATCTGTCTCCGTACTCATCTG